GCGCTGTGCGAAGGGGATGAAGCACCGTACTGGATCGCGGATGACGGGTGCATTGCTGTGTGCTGAACGTGCAGGAAATTGCAAGTTCACATCTGCAACATTGCAACATGAGTGCAACGTTGCACCGTGTTGCAGTGTTGCGAAGATCCAAAAGCTGCAACGCAACGCAACGTAAGCCTATAGGCACGTTGCACGTTGCAGTGGATCGGGGGTTGTTGCGCTCTCAATTTGCAGTTTCTTGCAACTTTGAAGAAAGGCCTGGTATGACCAAAACAATCGCGCTTAACGAGCACGGTCGGCGAGTTGGTGAAAGCCATCCGCGCGCCAAACTGCTGGACCGGGAGGTCCACCTAGCCCTGGAACTTTTGGACGCTGGTCTGAGTTATGCCCAGGTGGCGCTCAAGTTCGACGTCAGCAAATCGTGCATTGCGCATATCGCCACTGGCCGGCGCCGTGGCCAGCTGGTTGACCGACTGGTCCGGGTATCCGTGTCGAGATAGCAGCCCGCTAAATTGCGGGCATGGCTCATCACCCTTTTGATTGGAAACCTGTCTTTCTGGCTGCGCTGCGCGAGGTGCCCGTTGTTTCTCGCGCATGCGCTGCCGTTGGCATCGAGCGATCCACAGCCTACCGAGCGCGTGAGGCTGATGAAGGTTTTGGACAGGCCTGGGACGACGCCATGGAAGAGGGCATCGACAAAGCCGAGCAGGAAGCCTTCAGAAGGGCCGTAGAAGGCACGGAAAAGGGTGTCTGGCACCAGGGGGTGCTGGTCGGGTCCGAACGCGTCTACAGCGACGCCCTGATGGCTTTGATCCTCAAAGGCCGACGCAAGAAGGTTTTTGCCGAGCGAACCGAGGTGACGGGCGCCGATGGCGGCCCGGTGGCACAGGTCGACGAGACTGCGAAGGCTGCCCGGGTGGCGCAGCTGATGGCCCTGGCCGCCGAGCGGCGCGCCAGGTTTGATGAGTTCGGGGACCTCGCATGATGCTCACCGCGTATTTCGTTCTGCCCGCCATCGCTCTGGCCACGCTGTTTGGTCCCTGGGTCTTGGCTTTCTTTCGATGACCCCGCAGCAGGCGCGCGAGCTGCAGCGCTTCCTGACCCCGGCCGAACGCGAAGAGCTCGACGCGTTGATCGCTGAGGACCTGGCCGAGCACAGGTGGCGCCCACTGCCTGGCCCTCAGACCATGGCGTTCGACAGCCAGGCCGACGTGATCGGCTTCGGTGGCGCTGCGGGTGGGGGCAAGACGGACCTGGCCATCGGCCTGGCATTGACCCAGCACTACCGCTCGCAGGTGTTTCGCCGTGAAGGCCCGCAGCTCAAGGGCATCATCGATCGCCTTCGCGAACTGGTCGACGCGCAGCTGGTGACGGGCAACCCGCCGGTGTACAGCGACGGCGACAGGCAGATCGAGTTCAACTCGATGCCCAACCTGGGCGATGAAACCAAGTACCAGGGGCGGCCCAAGGACCTGCTGGTCATCGACGAAGCGGCGAACTTCCTCGAGCAGCAGGTGCGCTTCGTCAAGGGCTGGGTGCGGACCACTCGACCTGGCCAACGCACGCGCACGCTGCTCACCTTCAACCCGCCCACGAGCGCCGAGGGCCGCTGGGTGATCGACTTCTTCGCCCCCTGGCTGGACCGCAAGCACCCGCTCTACCCGACCGACCCTGGCGCGCTGCGCTACGTCTACGTGGATCCTGAGTCTGGTGCCGATGTCTGGATCCAGGACGACGATGCGCGCATGTTCGTGATCGAGCGGGGTCGCCGGGTCTATGACTTCGACCCGCTGGCATACCCGCCCGAGCAGATCATCCGTCCTGAGTCACGCACGTTCGTCCCCTCGCGCATCACCGACAACCCGTTCCTGGTTTCAACTGGTTACATGGCGCAGCTGCAGGCGCTGCCTGAGCCATTGCGCAGCCAGATGCTGCTGGGCGATTTCCAGGCCGGCATAGAGGACGACCCCTGGCAGGTGATCCCGACCCGCTGGGTTGAGATCGCTCAGGAGCGCTGGCGCGATCGGCCACGCAAGGGTGAGCTCATGGCGCTGGGCGTCGACGTGGCTCGAGGTGGCAAGGACTCGACCGTCATCTCGAAGCGGTACAAGAACGCCGACACCGACCTGTGGTTCGATCAGCTCAAGATGCACCCAGGCAGCGACACACCCAACGGGCGCACGGTGGCAGGCCTGGTGATCGCAGAGCACCGCGACCATGCGCCGATCAACATCGATGTGATCGGAGTGGGGGCGAGCCCCTACGACGTGCTGACCGAGGCAAGCCAGCCGGTCTATGGCGTCAACGTCAGCGAGAAGGCCACCGCCCGGGACAAGAGCGGGCGCCTGGGGTTCTTCAACCTGCGCAGCCAGCTGTGGTGGGAGCTGCGCGAGGCGCTGGATCCAGACGCCGAGAACGGCATCTGCCTGCCGCCCGACCCCGAGCTGCTCAAGGAGCTGTGCGCGCCCCGCTGGGAGCTCTCGGGCATGACGATCAAGGTCGAGTCCCGCGAGGAGATCGTCAAGCGGGTGGGGCGATCGCCCGACCGGGCTTCAGCCCTGGCCCTGGCGCTGATGGATACGCCCAAGGTGCCACCGCTGCGCTACCTGGACCGCGAAGCCACGCCCGACAACGTGCTCGAGTACGACCCGTACAAGCGGATTTAGGGGTATCCGTGTTTGGGTGGCGCGCTTGCACAATGGCGCGAACCCAAGGGAGCTTTACCGTGTGCATGTCATCGCCAGATATTCCGCCGCCTCCACCCCCTCCCCAGGAGGTCCGGCAGCCTGACACCGCCAACATCAACGCCAGTGCGCGACGCAATCGCGCCGGCGGCATGGTGGGTGGCTCACTGCTGACAGGGCCCAGTGGGATCGCCTCGAGCGCAATGTCCACAGGGCGCACGAGCCTGCTCGGTCAGTAATGGATAACGCCCTCACTCCGCGGCAGCGGATCCTCTCCCGCAAAAGTGCGCTCTGGCTCGAGCGATCGAGCTGGATCACGCACTGGCGCGAGATCAGCGATTACCAGCAGCCTCGAGCGGGGCGCTTCGTCGTGACCGACCGCAACCGCGGCGACAAGCGGGCCAACCACATCCTGGACAACACCGCGGTGTTTGGCGCGCGTACCTTGGCCGCTGGTCTGATGTCTGGCGTCACCAGCCCGGCTCGCCCCTGGTTCCGCCTCGAGATCAAGGACAAGGACCTGATGGAGTCGGGCCCGGTCAAGACCTGGCTGCATGACACCGCGCAATTGATGCGCGCGATCTTCGCCTCGAGCAACACGTACCGCAGTCTGCACACAATCTACGAAGAGCTCGGCCTGTTCGGCACGGGCTGCTCGATCGTGTTGCCTGACTTCGAGAATGTGGTCCACCACTACCCGCTGACCGTGGGTGAGTACGCCCTGGCCATTAACAGCCGCGGCGAGGTCGACACGCTGTGCCGTGAGTTTCAGCTCACTGTGGGCCAGATGGTCGAGCAGTTCGGCCTGGACAACTGCAGCCTGACCGTGCGCAACCTGTTCGACCAGGCCAAGTACGACGCCTGGGTCGACGTGATCCACATGATCGAGCCCCGCAAGGGCCGCGACGTGACCAAGCGCGACGGGCGCAATATGCGCTTTGCCTCGATCTACCTGGAGCCCGGCAAGGACAACAGCGACAAGTTCCTGAGCGAGTCAGGCTTTAACCGCTTCCCTGCCCTGGCACCGCGCTGGGTGGTCACGGGCAACGACACCTACGGCACGAGCCCCGGCATGGAGTGCCTGGGCGACGTCAAGCAGCTGCAGCATCAGCAGCTGCGCAAGGGGCAGGCGATCGACTACCAGGTCAACCCACCCCTGCAGGTGCCGACCAAGTACAAGGAAGCGGCTAAGGCTCGCCTACCTGGCGGCGTGTTCTACGTCGACAGCATGGGGCAGGGGCAGGGGGTGCGCAGCGCGTTCGAGGTGCAGCTCAACCTGCAGCACCTGATGATCGACATCCAGGACGTGCGCGAGCGGATCCGCTCAGCGTATTACGCCGATCTGTTCTTGATGCTGGCCAGCGATACCCGCAGCAACATCACTGCGACCGAGGTGGCCGAGCGCCACGAGGAAAAGCTGCTGATGCTAGGCCCCGTGCTCGAGCGCTTGCACAACGAGCTGCTCTCCCCACTCATCGACATTACGTTCGACTACGCCAGCCGAGCCGGGATCCTGCCACCGCCACCCCCCGAGCTCGAGGGCATGGATCTCGACGTGCAGTTCATCTCGGTGCTGGCTCAAGCTCAGCGCGCGGTGGCAACACAGGGCATGGACCGCCTGCTGGGCACGGTTGGCCAGCTGGCTGCCGTCAAGCCCGAGGTGCTGGACAAGATCGATTTTGACCAGGTTATCGACGACTACGGCGACGCCTACGGGGTCAACCCGAAGGTCATCGTGCCCGACGACCAGGTCGCTGCGCTGCGCCAGCAACGCGCTGCTGCCATGCAAGCGCAGGCATCGGCGGCCACAGCGCCTCAGGTCGTCGAGTCGGCCAAGACGGCCGGCGAGATCGACATGGCCAACCTGCAGGACGTGCTCACGTCGCTGCAGGGTTACAGCAACGTGAGCCCGGCGCCCGTGGGTTGAGGAGCCTCGAATATGCCCAGCGTATCGCCCAAACAAGCCCGGTTCATGGCCATGCTGGCCCACAACCCGAAGAAAGCCAAAGCCGCTGGCGTACCGCTCAAGGTGGCCAAGGAATTCAACAAGGCTGACCAGCGTGCCGGCACGCTCAAGAAGGATAAAAAGTAATGGCCACCATGCTCGCCCCTGAAGAGTACGAAGCTCCAAACGCCAGCCTCGCGTTGGGTGCTGATGCCCTGGCCGATATGGGCCTGGTCAGCCCCCCACCTGTTGGCACCAAGTACAAACTGAAGGGCGAAGCCGAGGTGACCGCTGTCAACGCCGACGGCGGCATCACGCTGGCCTTCGAAGAGCTGAAACTCATGCACGAGCTTGAGGCTGAAGACAAAGCCAGCATGATGTACCCAAGCATGAAGGGCTAAGCATGGCCCGCACCCGGTTCGGTACCGCTTTCCTGTACGACAGCACGACCGGCGACATCGTTGGTGTGCGCGACCCGGACAACAGCGAGCTCTACCTGGTCCCCAACGTCGGGGCCTTCTTCGACACCACGGACCAGACGGCCACCGCGGATACCGCCAAGGCCATGACGTTCAACACAGTGCAGATTGAACGTGGCGTCGAGCTGGTGGCCAACAGCAAAATCTACGTCGACCGCCAGGCCACTTACAACGTGCAGTTTTCGGCGATGTTCAGTAACCCCGAGGCGACCGCTTACGCAATCAGCGTCTGGCTCGCCGTCAATGGAGTTGCCACTCCCGACTCATGCACCGACCTGACTGTGCATTCCAAGCACGGCAGCATCAACGGCAAAGCGGTGGCGGCCTGGAACTTTTTCCTTGACCTCAACGCAGGCGACTACCTCGAGATGTACTGGTCCACCCCGCAGGCCACCGTTTTCATCGAGCACCAGCACACCCGCACAACGCCTGCGCGCCCGGCCATTCCGTCGGTCATCCTGACCGTCAACGAGATCAACGGGCAACGCCGCACCAGCTGATCGTATCCGTGAGGTCAAACGCGCGCCCTACGATGCGCCCGTGGCTACCTACGAAGATCCAACAGACCTGAAGCGCCAGGAGCGCGACGCCGAAGCCGAAGAGGCAGGGGCACGCGAGCGCCGGCGCAAAGAGCTCGACGACCTCCGCTGGTGGCTCGGTCACCCCCAAGGGCGGCGCATCGCGATGCGACTCCTGGATGAGGCAGGCGTGTACCGCAGCTCCTTCAATCACAGCGGCAGCGTGATGGCGTTCAACGAAGGCAAGCGGCACATCGGTCTGTTTCTCACCGCGGAGTTTCTCGAAGCCTCTCCCGACGGGTTTATGAAAGTGCTCAAAGAGTACGGAAAGACCAAGGATGAATGACGCAAACGCGGGAGCCGGCACACCTTCCAACGACGCCGGGGAACCGACAACCACTGATGTGAACGCTGCACCCGCGCAAGGCACCGCGCCCTCAGCCCCGGCTGAAGGCACCGGCACGCAGGACGCAAAAGCCACCGAGCAGGTGGTGCCTGAGTCCTACGATCTGAAGATGCCCGAGGGGGTGGAACTCGATACGGCAGCCGCCGAAGAGTTCACCGCGATTGCCAAGGAGCTCAAGCTCGACCAGGCCGCGGCGCAGAAGCTGGCCGACATCGGCGCCAAAATGGCGCAGCGCCAGGTTGAAGCGCACGCCCAGCTCGTCGAGTCCTGGACCGAGCAAGTCAAGACCGACAAAGAGATCGGCGGCGACAGGCTCGAGGAAAACCTGGGCGTCGCACGCAGGGCCATCGATACGTTTGGCACGCCGGAGTTGAAGGCGCTGCTCAACAGTAGTGGGCTGGGCAACCATCCCGAAGTTGTAAAGATGGCTTACAAGGTCGGCAAAGCAATCAGTGAAGACCGGATCGTGACCGGCGCCCCGAAAGGCAGCGCCTCAAATGACCCGGCCAAAAAACTGTTTCCCAACATGAACTGAAAGGTACGCAATGGCTACTCTCACCGCAAACAACCCCACCCTTCTGGACGTTGCCAAGCGTCTGGATCCCGATGGCAAGATCGCCTCGATCGTTGAACTGCTCGAGCAGTCCAACGAAGTCCTGGGCGATATGTCGTTCGTCGAAGGCAACCTGCCCACCGGCCACAAGACCACCATCCGCACTGGTCTGCCCACCCCCACATGGCGCAAGCTCTATGGTGGCGTTCAGCCTGGCAAGTCGACCACCGTCCAGGTGACCGACAGCGCCGGTATGCTCGAGGCCTACGCTGAAGTCGATAAGGCCCTGGCTGACCTGAACGGCAACACCGCTGCCTTCCGCCTGTCTGAAGACGCCGCCCACATCGAGGGCATGAGCCAGGAGATGGCCAGCACCCTGTTCTACGGCAACGAAGGCACCGAGCCTGAAGCCTTCACTGGCCTGGCACCTCGCTACAACTCGCTGTCTGCTCAGAACGCCGACAACATCATCGACGGCACTGGCACCGGCTCTGACAACACGTCCATCTGGCTGTGCGTGTGGGGTAATCAGACCGGCCACGGTATCTACCCGAAGGGCTCCCAGGCGGGCCTGCAGATGACCGACAAGGGCCAGGTCACCGTTGAGAACGCCGACGGCGCAGGTGGCCGCATGGAAGCCTACCGCACCCACTACCGCTGGGACTGTGGGCTGACCATCCGCGACTGGCGCTACTTTGTCCGGGTCTGCAACATCGACGTGTCGGACCTGAGCACCCTGGCCAACACCAAGAACCTGATCAACTGGATGATCATGGCTTCCGAGCGTATCCCGAGCTTTGGCAAGGGCCGCGCCGCCTGGTACGTCAACCGCACCATCCGCGAGAAGCTGCGCCTGGGCATCCTCGAGAAGGTCAGCTCTAACCTGTCTTGGGAAACGGTCGAAGGCAAGCGCGTGATGACGTTCGACGACATCCCCGTGCGCCGCACCGACGCGCTTATCAACACCGAAGCCCGCGTGGTCTGATCGCCGCCCTGACTTGAAAGGAAACCGAAAATGATTCTTGACGACAAACTTGAGTTCTGCGACGCAGTCTCGCTCAACACCGGCGCTGCCGGCACTTACAACATCGGCGACGTGATCGACCTGAGCGTCGCTCGCGATCTCGGTGGCGACCAGGCTCCCTACCTGGTTGTGACCGTCGACACCGGCATCACCGTCGCGTCCAGCACCGGCACCGTGGCCTTCCAGCTCGTGTCTGACGGCACCGACACTATCGCCACCAACGGCACGCAGACGGTCCACGCTGTCAGCAAGGCTCACGCCACCAGCACCACCGCGATCCCCGCGGGCTCCGTGCTGTTTGCTGTCCAGTTGCCGATCGAAGGCTTGACCGCTTACGAGCGGTACCTGGCTGTTCAGCAGGTCACCGGCACCACTGCCCTGAACGCAGGCAAGGTCAACGCCTTCCTGACGATGGACGTGGCCCGCTGGAAGGCCTACGACAGTCCCTCGCAGGCCTGATGAGGTGAGCGCATGAAGGTCATCGCCATCAAATCCGCATTCTTCAACGGCGCCCGCGTTCATGTGGGCGATGAGCTCGAGGTGCCCGAGACCCTGAAAGCGTCTTGGTTCACCAGTGCGGAGGCGGTGGCCCCTGCGCCGGCGAAGCCAAAAGCTTCGCCGAGAACCTTGTCTCAAGCCGGCAAAGAGGAAAGCAAGTCGTTCATCGAAGCCAACAAGACCCCGTTAGCCTGACCCCCGGTTGTCTCTTGTCTCCACCTTAGGGCGCCCTAATCCGGCGCCCTTTTTTACGCCCGGCTTCTCGTATCCGTGTCGAGATAGGGCAGACCTACACTTGCCGAAACCTTCAACAACGCTCGCAGGCCAGACACATGGGCAACATCATTCTTGAAGAAACCTCCGACGTTTCCGGCACCGGACCAAAATCTCTTTTGCGGGGTACCGACGGCGCCGCCCATGTGGTTTCTGCCAACGTAACCACCAAGTTCCGAGACGCGTTTGAGGTCTACACTCCAGGCGGAAAGTGGACTGCGGTTAACGGGACAGGCGACCTCGTCTACGTCGACGGCAACGCGGCCGCGGCTTCGTACCTGGTCATCTCAAAAGATCCGCTGACCGCCGCTACCGAAACAAACCTCACCTCTACAACGACCTTCACCTTGCCGATCGAGGTCGCTGTCGGCCTCAGCATGTCGCAGCGCACGCTGGGCCAGGAGTTCTCGGTTGAGCTTGTCGATACGCTTGCGCCGCTGCCTGACGTTGCCGACATCGCCATCTCGTCGATTACCCAAGCAACGACCACGCTGACCGTTGACACAGTGGCAGCGCATGGCCTGACGGTAGGTAAAAGCATTGGAATTTACGGGTGCTCGAACCAGCTTGCGAACTACCCGTCCCTGGTTGTCGCATCGGTCGTCAGTCCAACGCAGTTCACCGCAACTGCAGGCCCTGGTGGCACGATCGCGTCACAAACCATCACCAACCCTGCCGGGGCCAAAGGTTTTGTGTATTTCCGCGAGCGTCTCGGGCGCGCGCAGAATGGCGTTTCTCAGATTTTCGAGAACGCTACCGCCACCAACGCGTCGCTCTACATCAGGTCCGAAGCTGGCGACGCGCTGCCATCTGGCACCATTGCAGGCAGCCACTCAACAACAATCGGAACAACGGCGTCTGTTCAACTCGTAAATGCGGCTTACCAGTACGCATTTGGCCCTACCAACGAGTTCAAGTTTTTGGTGCAGGCGGATCGCACGCAGTGGGCTGACGGATCGGTTGATTCCACTACGTCGCAGCAGACCAGCAGACTGATGCGGACACAGGTCTGTCCAGACCCGTCGCCGTCGTATAAGTTCCGGATTCGCGCGGTCAACAACAAAGCACTGACCGTACCCAACGCTCAGATCGTAAGTGCTGCCAAGACTGGCACCACGACCGCCACCGTCGTTACGGCAACTGCACACGGTTACACCACGGGGGATCTGGTCGTTATCTACGGCGCCCGAGATCAGACGAACTTTGCCAACATCGCAACCGCCACGGCAGTTACCGTTGTTGACGCCACGACGTTTACGATCACCTGGGGCGGAGCGGTAACGGCCACCACTTATGGCGGTTACGTCGCCAAGGTTCAAGGCGGTAATCTGATGTCCGCCTTGGGTGCGATTGCCCAGGTTGCGCAGTCGGCCACGCTCTCAACCTTGACCGACGGGACCCGTCAGTTGGTCCTGGTTGGTAGCGGTACCTGGGCAGGTGTGGTTATCGGCGACCTGGTGAACCTGGTCGGGGTGCGCGACAACACGACTGGCGCGACGCTAAACGTTGACGGGGCTTGGAAAGTAGCAAACCTTGCAACCACTACTCTGACGCTTGTACTGCCCTACAGCGGCAGCAGGAGCCTGCCCGCTGACTTTGCATCTACAAACTGCGGCGGTGGGGTGATTCGACGCACCGACTTGCGTTTGTCTTACGTTCGGATTTTCGATTACGAGCGCGAGCGCGTTGAAGTTCTTGCCCGTCCCGGTGGTGATGTAGGCGCCGCTGTTCCGGTGGTGTTGCAAGGCGGCACCGCTGCCGCAGGCGTGCAGGGTTTGTTGGCAAACAACGCGACCACGGTCCCTCCGCCGGTTCTAACTTCCGTCGTCGGCGTCTCTGCTAACCCGACAACGGGAACGACGGCACGTCAGCAGCAGGTGATCGGTACATTGATCGGGGTGCCGATAACAAAGCCTTACAGCATTCCCGAAGCCGACTGGTCCTACGCTGCGGCGGCGTCGGGCATCTTGAATACGACCACGGCTGTGACGATCAAAGCGGCTGGCGGCGCTGGCGTTCGTAACTACATCACAAGCCTACAGGTGATGTCTGAAGCGCTGACCAACGCCACCGAGTTGGCTATCCGTGACGGTGCAGCCGGTACTGTCATTTGGCGGATCAAGATCCCGACCGGCGGCCTGCCGACTACGACAATCCATTTCCCATCGCCGCTGAAGGGGACCGCAAACACGCTGCTCGAAGTGGTCACTCTGACCGCCTCGGGTGCCGGTGCTGTTTACGTCAACGCTCAAGGGTACGCCGCACCATGATCCTCGTAAAAATTCAGAGTAAGACCTTCTCGGGGGAGGCCTTGCACGTTGTGGCCTCCGTCGAAAACGCCATCGGCACATTGATCGGGTCTTACTCGCTGGATCTGCCAGAGGATGCTTCGGACGACACCATCACAAAAGCGATTCTGGTGGCGTTCTCAGAATAAGCGGAGAAGCCCATGGCCTCAGTCGTTCAAATCTGCAACATGGCACTGAGCCACATCGGCGCAGATGCTCGTGTGTCTTCCATCAGTCCACCCGATGGAAGCGTCGAGGCTGGGCACTGCGCGACGTTCTACGACCTTGCGCGCACCGAGATGCTCGAGCCTGGCAACTGGGCCTTTGCACTCAAGCGCGCATCGTTGGCCCAGGTCACCAACCCCAGCACTGTCTGGGCGTATGCCTACGCCAAGCCGGCCGACTGCATGCGCGTGCTGCGCATCCTGCGCCCGAGCATTGCGATCACTGTGTTCACGCAGGACCTGGTGCTCGAGCCCCACACCGATGACCGCGACAGCGCGCCGTTCGATGTCGAGGGTGAGGTCATCCTGACCAACGAGCCCGACGCCGTGCTGGTGTACTGTCGCGACGTTACCGACAGCACCAAGTTCCCGGCGAGCTTTACCAGCGCGCTGTCTTACCTGCTCGCGTCCTACCTGGCCGGGCCGATCGTCAAGGGCAACGAAGGCGTGCGCCTGGGCGAAGCCATGCGCCAGCGCGCCCAAGGCATGGCCGACATATCCGCTACTGCCAGCGCCAATGCGTCGAGCGCCGACACGCTGCCGCAGCCCACACTGTTGGCGGTGCGTGCATGAGCTCGAAGTTTCTGCTTCGTTCATTCGCTGGCGGGGAAATTACGCCCGAGCTGGCGGGCCGCCTGGATCTGACCAAATACCAGACGGGCCTCAGTCTGGCTCGCAACTTCATCACGCTGCCTCACGGGCCCGCACAACGTCGGCCAGGCTTTGAGTTCACAAACGAAGCCAAGGATTCAACGCGCAAGGTCCGCCTGATTCCGTTCACGTTCAGTGCGAGTCAGACCGCGGTGCTCGAGTTTGGGCATCAGTACATCCGCTTCCACATTGGTGGCGCGACCCTGCTCGAGGCGACCAAGGCGATCAGCTCAATCGCTGGGTCAACGGTCAACACAACCGCAGCTCACGGGTACAGCACCGGCGACTGGGTCTACATCGGCACCCGGTACCACAAGGTGACGCTGGTCGACGCGGACACGTTCACGACCACCGACCTCTGGAACGGGGCCACCACGGCCTCGGGCAGCACTGCCGCCCGGGTCTACACCATCGCGAGCCCCTACGTCGAGACGGACCTGTTCGATCTTCACTTCGCGCAGTCGGCCGACGTGATCACGATTACGCACCCAGGTTACGCCACGCGTGAACTCAAGCGCTTGGGCGCCACAAACTGGACCCTGACATCGGTTTCGTTTGCTGCGCCAACCAACGCGCCAAACAACGTGAGCGTGATCGCCACTATTTCGCAAAATCAAAATCTCACCACCCAGAAGTACGTAGTAACCACAGTGGGTACGGATGGGGTGACCGAGTCGTTGGCGTCTGCTGTGGCCGCCGTCAGTAACAACCTCGGCCTGGCCGGGAACTACAACAGCATCACCTGGTCTGCAGTTGGGGCCAACACCCGCTACAACGTCTACAAACTGCGCGGTGGGATCTACGGGTACATCGGCCAGGCTCGCCCCAACGCCGGCGCGACCACCAAGACGATCAGCACGATCGACCGGCCAGGTGCCGGAGACAAGACGGTAACGGTCACCACCACCGCGGCGCACGGGTTCGCAAATGAGAGCCTGGTACTTATCGCCGGCACTGGCGTGCCAAGCTTGAACGGCGCCTGGGTCATCACCGTCACGGGGGCGTCTACGTTCACTTACGAATCGGTGACCGACTCGACCGACAACGCCGTCGTCGGCTCGGCCTCGATTCCTGAGTTGTCCGTCATTGATGACAACGTGCTGCCCGACACGACGACCTCGCCGCCTGAGGACATCATTGCGTTGAACGCCGGGGCCAACGATTACCCCAGCGCCACCACCTATCACGAGCAGCGCCGCTGGTTCGCCGGCACCAACGACAAGCCCCAGGTGCTGTGGGCCACGCGGACCGGAACCGAGGCCAACCTCACGAGCTCCATCCCCTCGCGGGAGGCCGACGGAATGGAGCTGCGAATTGCCGCCAGCCAGTACAACCAGATCCGCCACCTGGTGGCGCTGTCTGACCTGATCGCGCTGACCGCAGGCGGTGAGTTCCGAATCTACTCCGACAACGCCCCTGCAATCACCCCAACGTCGGTGTCGATCAAACCGCAGGGATACGCCGGCGCCAGCAACGTGCAGCCCGTGGTGACCACTGGCTCGATCCTCTACGTGCAGGCCCAAGGTTCGCGCCTGCGCGAGCTGTCCTATTCCTGGGAAGCCAACGCCTACCGCACGGTCGACACCTCGATCATGGCGCCGCATAGATTCAACGGGCACGAGATCAAGGACCTGGCCTACAGCCGCGCGCCTGATTCCACCGCCTGGGCCATCCGTGAGGATGGCGTCCTGCTCGGGATGACCTACGTGCCCGACCAGCAGGTCTACGGCTGGCACGCCCACGACACCGATGGCTACTTCGAATCGGTGTGCGTAGTTCCCGAGAACAACGAGGACGTGCTCTACGTTGTGGTGCGTCGCACGGTCAACAGCAGAACCGTGCGCTACATAGAGCGCCTGCGCACGCGCACGTTCACCGCTCAGGAAGATGCGTTCTTCGTCGACGCCGGCCTGACCTATGACGGCAGCCCCGCGACAACCATCAGCGGGCTATATCACCTTGAAGGCAAGCAGGTCGACATCCTGGCCGACGGCGCTGTGCACCCGCGCCGAACCGTCACCGCCGGCTCGATCACCTTGCAAGCATCGGCGAGTGTTGTCCAGATTGGCCTGCCCATGACCTCGGACCTGCGCACGCTACCTCTGGCACTCGAGGGTGCGATGGCGGCAGGGCAGGGCACAGTCAAGAACATCAACAAGGTGCACCTGCGCGTGAGCCAGTCGAGCGTGATCAAGGCCGGCCCGAGCTTTGACCGACTGCGTGAGTACCCGGCTCGCTCCGTGCTGGACCCCTACGGGTCGCCCCCGGCGCTGCGCGATGGAGAGCTCAGCCTCTCGATCGACCCCAGCTGGAACCAGGACGGCGCGGTCTGTGTGCGCCAGGATCTGCCCCTACCGCTGAGCGTGCTATCGATGACGCTCGAAGTTCAGAGTGGCGGCTGATGTCCTGATCCGGCCCACCCAGCCGGATGACGTCACCACACTGATCGCCAACCTGCGCGCCAGCGACCTGGCTGAATGCCAGGCTTACGGCCGACCAGACATCGCTGCCGGAATCCGCTCGAGCGCAACCCGTTCGTTGCTGTGCTGGAGTGGGTTTGTCGACGGCGAGCTGGCCGCCATCATGGGCGTGGCGCCGATCAATATGCTCAACGGACTCGGCTCCCCCTGGATGCTTGGCACCCCGGTGCTCGACAGGAACTCTCGTATCCTTGTACGGGCGACGCCCGTTTACATTGGCCGCATGCTAACGGCCTTCCCGCACCTGGTTAATTTTGTTCACGCGAAGAACACCACCAGCGTGCGCTGGTTGCGCCGGTTGGGCTTCACGCTT